CGATCTGATCAAGTTGGCCATGGTGGAAATCCATAAGAAGCTGCCGGAGATTTCAAAAAAATCCAAAATGATCCTGCAGGTCCACGATGAATTGGTCTTTGAAGTGCCGGAGAAAGAAGTAAAGAAAGTCGCCAAGATTCTTAATATCGCCTCTACGCCTCATCTTTCCAAAGCCCATTTCGCCAGAAGGTCAAAAACTTCCAAAAAGAGATATAATAAGAAAAATGCCCGGTATCAATTTCTACGACTTCATCTCCCAACACCTCAAAAAAGAAGGTCTAAAACCCCTCAACAGATTCCAGCTTGATGTCCTCAGAGACCCCCGCCGCTTCAAAACGATAGTCTGGCATAGAAGGGCAGGCAAGACCGTCATGTCCCTGGTTGAAGTCCTCAGGCAATCCCAACAGAGGATCGGTGTCTACTGGGTGGTATTCCCATTCTTAGACGAAGCCCGTGATGCCGTCTGGAACAATATGCTTTTCAAAGTCATCCCCAAAACCTTTGTCGCCAAAAAAAACGAGAACTTTATGTCAGTTAGATTTACTAATGGTAGTTATCTCAGGCTAAAGGGCGCGGATCACCCTGACTCTTTAAGAGGCCCTAACGTCTGTGGAGTGGTTTTGGACGAGTTCGCCAAACAAAAACTGGAAGCCTGGAAAATCATCTCTCCGATCATCGCCGAGAACAAAGGCTGGGCCTGGTTCGTTTCAACTCCCATAGGAAAGAACCATCTTTATGATTATTACAACCGGGGCAATATCAAAAAGAACACTCAATGGGCAAGCTGGTATTTAAGGGCCTCGGAATCCCAGGTCATTGATCCCGACGAATTGGAAAGAGAACAGGACGATATTGGCCCCGAACAATATTCGCAGGAATACGAGTGCGCCTGGCTGGAAGGCGCAGGACAGGTTTTCAAGGGCGTAGGAGAAATTTTAACCGCAATCCCCCAGGAACCGGTGACAGGCCATCTCTACGTATGCGGAGTGGATATCGCCAAACACCAGGATTTCACGGTTATCTCAGTATTTGACCGCCAAAACAACATGGAGGTTTACCAGGACCGCTTCCGGCAAATAGACTGGCCTCTCCAGAGGGAAAGAATCGCCCAAATCTCCAAACACTACAACCGTGCCATGGTTATTCTTGATGCCACGGGAATAGGCGATGTTTTCTGTGACGAGCTTGCCAGAATGAACGTGGGCGTGGAACCCGTCAAAATTACCGAACCTCTAAAGCGTGAACTTGTCCAAAGGCTTTCAATGTGGATACAGCGGAAATACCTCTCGATCCTTCCTCTAAAAGAAACCACGGATGAACTTGGCGACTACGCCTATAAAAAAGGCCCGACAGGCAAATATGTCTATATGGCTCCTGCAGGCAGGCATGATGATATCGTGATATCTATCGCTCTTGCCGTTTCCCGGCTTAATCCCCTGGTCGCTTTGCCGGCCAAAGCCGAGCTTACGCCTTTACAACAATACAAGCAAAGAGTATTATCAAGATTAGGAGGTGACGATGAATACTGGGAAAATCTCCAGGAATGGGGAAGTACATGAAGCCCTCCGGGCGCTTTGGGACTTAATGGAATATTATATTTGGTATCCGACCCACGAAACCGCCAAAGGCATCAGGGAAAACAATCTCCAGACAGACAGGATAACCGGCGCAATCGCCATCAGGTATTTAACAAAAGAAGTTAGATCGGCCATTAAAGCCCGGCTTGAATACTGGCAGAGCAGGAAAATCTCCGGGCCTTATGAATGGATAGAAGATGGTAAAAATAATTATATTAAATGGACTTATAAAGGCGTGCCGATAGAGTTGAAAATCCTTAAAAGACGATACGGATTCTTTAATCATGCCGATCCTGTAACCTATAATTACGATGATTATAAATTGGGCAATCCTTTCGGGCGTTACTGGAAATCACGTTTTATAGTCAGATGACAATTGAACTTGGAGCTTTGATAATCTTAGGCATGACCAATATCGGCACTTTAGCCTATCATGCCTGGTCAAACTATCTTGAGAACAAAGAAAAATCAAAAACCATTAACGCCTTAATCGCCAAAACCTCCCAGGACTTCTCAAACTTTGAGCTTTCCGATAAAATGAAAGAGGTCAAAGTAGAACCCCAAAAAGACCTGCGTGAAGATTTGCAGGAACTCTCCGACTTAACAGACTCGCAATTTGACGAAAAAATTCCCAAATTCTAAAATAAATAAACGGATATTAGAGCGCCGGCGGCGCTTTTTTTATTATGATTTCAAAAGTTGCACTACTGGCTGCCAAGAAATATGGCCCTAAGATAATCAAACAATATTCCCCGGAAGTGGTTAAAATTGTCAAAGAGAAAGGTTATAAAATGGGACGGTATGTATGGATGGAAGGCGGCAAAAGACTGATTCCTATAAAAGATTATAAAAGGTAATGTATAATTCTTCACAAGTCGAAACCAGAAACATAGGCCAAACGATTGACCAGTTAATGACTTTCGCCACTCAGGCAAGACGGCCTTTTGAAAGGAAGTGGTACGACAACCAGTTTTTTGATGACGGACACCATTTCCGTTACTGGTCAAGAACCGCCGGTAAGATTATTGACGTTTCCAATGATACTTCAATCTATTCCCCGATGCGGGCAATCCCCAAAGCCTCAAAGCAAATACGGGGTGTTGCCAATCTTCTGACCACCACCGATCCGACACCGGTTGTTTATCCCGAAAAACTAAATCAAACTGCTTTTGAAAATCCCCGGGAATATGAACAGGCAAGGCAACAAAATAATAAAATTGCCAAACTTGCCGGTCATTGGATAGAAGAAGAATTCAAAAAACAGGAAATCTCCGAGCAAATGGCCTTAATGTTAATTTTAGCCGCCAAACATGGCATTTCCTATATGCAAATCTGGCCTGACGCTGTAAAAGAGAAGATATGTACTTGCGTATATGACGCTTTTGATATTTATTTAAAAGGCGACCTGCAAAGTATTTATGATTCACCATTTATTATTAAAGGCATTCCCAAAACCATAGCCGAGATAAAAGCCAATGAGTTATTTAACAAAGAACAACTTGCCAGAATAACTCCCGATAACAGGCTGGCATCTTCGGAAATTAAGGCCGCCTATCTCCGGGCCAAACAAAGCATGCATGCCAATCCCGATATCGTGGCGACTGTCACATTAAAAGAATTTTTCTTAAAGGAATACTTGGGCCGTGAGAATAAAGAACGGATCAGATCAATGAATTCAGAGCTTTTACAATCCAGAAAAGATGGCGATGTTGTCATAAGACATGGATTTGTGGCAGGCGATCTTTGGCTTTATGACGAATATCTTGATATCCCCGAATACCCGTTTGTTGAGTTTAGATTTGAACCGGGACCAATTTATCAAGTTCCCTTAATCGAACGCTTTATTCCTCAAAATAAATCCTTAGATGTTGTAGTTTCGAGAGTAGAACGCTTCATAAACACAATGGTTACAGGTTTCTGGATGAAAAGACAGGGTGAACAGTTCAAACCGACTAACATTGCAGGCGGGATAGTTTATGAATATCTGACTACCCCTCCCGTTCAGGGTAATATTACTCCAATCCCCAACTTCGTATTCGCTTTTATGAACCTTTTAACTAATTTTATCGAGGAACAGGGCGTTACAACTTCAACACTCGCCAAAATCCCCGCGGGAGTCCGGGCAAATGCGGCCATTGAGAGTTTAAAAGAATCAGAATACGCTTCTCTTGCTATTCCTCAAAGACGTTATAAGCAAACCGTTAAGAAAATAGCCGAAAAATTTTTAATGATAGCCGATGATTACTTTGTGAAACCCCAGGAAACAAGATTTCTGGAAAAAGGCGAACCTCAATATTTTGACGTTATTGGTAAAAAGGCCATGAAGGACAGGGAAATCCTCGAAGTGCCGGTTGAGGGCAATGTAGTACCTCTTTCATCCGAATATTTTGTGGATATTGAGATTGAATCCGGTCTTGGATTCACCAAACAGGGCAAACGCAACGCAATTTTGGACTTAATCGCTAAAATCTTCCTGCCGCTAGCCGAAAAAGGCTTAATTCCCCAGGATGCCCTAAAAGTTGCCCTTGAGAGGGTACTTGAAACCTATCAATTCGGGGCAACAGCCGAATTTATGGAATCATTCGACAAAGAAGGTACTTCAGTTACCGACCAGGATATCCAAAAAGTGAAAATTGCCTTTATGGAGGTTCTGAAAGACTTGAAAGGTTCTGAAATACTGCCTGACCAAAAGACAAGAATTGATGAGGGTAAAATGGCAACAGCAGAAGCACTTAGGGACACGGGAATGATAGACGGTAAACCTCAAGACCCGCTAATGCAAAAGGAGATTGAGGCAAAAGACCAGGAAATGCAGCAAAAGGCCGAAAAACACCAGCTTGAGATGCAAAAGTTAAGACAACAAATGGGAATAGTAGAGGAGAAAACCGACGTTGAACTGAATATTAAAAAGGCTGAGTCTTTTCAAGATATGGACATAAAAGAGGAAGAATCTGAAGCTACTATTAAATTGAAAGAAAAACAATTGGAAAATGGTTAATTATATGAAAGGAGTCCAAAATTCCGTTCAAGTCTGCTAAGCAAAGAGCTTTTATGTGGAGCCGGCATCCTAAGATTGCTAAAAGATGGACTAAAAAATACGGTTCTAAAATCACCAAAAAGAATTATTCACATGAAAGCATAATGATGGCTAAAAAGGAGATAATGAAATGAGTCGGGTAGGTATTAAAGTTATGTTTTATTTTTATCCCGTAGAGACAACATGGTCAACTTTATCCGACTTCGAGCATTGGGTGGCTAAACATCTTGCGGAAAATGGCATGGAAGGTGAACGCATAGAAGTAATTGGAAGTCCTGAATTGATAATTGTAATTAAAGCGATAAAAGAAGCACCTGTAATATCTGAACAAAAACAAAAAAGTTTTAAAGAACAAATTATTAGTTTAAAAAAAGGGCTTAAATAAATGGCTTCTCCAATTCATCCAAATCTTGCCCATTTTGGCGGTAACGTACCCAGCGTAATGGGAGTTATCGGCACGCTTGGGACTTCGGATACCAAAGGAACCGCTAAAACACTTCCTATTGGAGTTCGGGCCGCAACAGGTGCAGTAATGGTTCATATTTCAGGAACCGATGTTGAGATTGGAGGCGGTGCAGGAGGTTCAAATGTTAATGTTGTAACGGGAACTCAACAAACTTTAGGAACGGTTGGAGTATTAAATGCCGGCTCGGTGGTTGTAACCACAGGAACAATCGGCAATATAAATCAGATCGGGACTGTTACTGTTGTAAATGCGGGATCAATAGTTCAGACCGCAGGCACAGTAACAACAGGTACTTTACAAAATTTGGTTTCTGGAACAGTTACAGTCGGTGTAGGGACAGTAAATGTCACAACTGGCTCAATTGTAGTAACAAGTGGGACGATTGGGGACTTAGATACAGTAGGTACCTTGGGTGTAGTTGAAGCGGGATCAATCAATCTCTTAAAAGCAGGCACAATCACAAGAGTGGAAGGGGGGTCTGTAGTCGTTACTGTGGGTACGACTACAGTTACGACAGGAACAATAGTCCAGGCATCGGGAACTGTAACTACAGGTTCTATAGTGCAAACGGCAGGAACTGTTACTACAATGCTTGCAGGAACATTAACAGCTCTTGCCAACGGAACAATTACGGCAGGTACGGTTAGAGTAAATTGGCGACCTACGGCAATTGGTTCAACATTTGGGACACTTGGAACAGCAGGCGGATCATTTTTTGGAACTTTAGTAGCAGCTTCAGGAGCAGGCACAGAAATTATGGTGAAAGGACTTTCAATAGTTTGTCAGACTGGTACGCCTGATGTAAGAATTTTAGTAGGAACGGCAATAACAGGTGCAAATGTCCTAGCAGGTGGTGCATGGGTACCTGGTGGTGGTATTAGGGCTGAATTTGTACCACCCCATGAAACTGCTGCCAATTCAGAGATTACTTATCATTTTGTTAATGCAGGTACTGCTTTTATTACGTTACAATATTGGAATGAGGTATAAAGAGGGATTTATGGTTAGTAAATTAAATAGAGTAGGGGGGTGGTTACAATAGCTTCTGGCGACACACTTTTAATTTTTACACCACAAATGAATGAGTCACCTGTGGCTGCGTTCGCGACTTTTGATACCCGCAATGCTCATTTGGTGCTCGACTTTGATGGAGCAACTGATGAAGAAGCGGTATTTAAGGGTATTATGCCAGCCCATTACGCTGGTGGTGGATTGACTGTAAAAGTTCACGTTACTTTCACTTCTGCAACTTCTGGTACAGCCAATATTGAGTGTATGCTGGAACGGATAACAGGACTTGATATTGACGCTGATTCCTTTGCTGCAATGCAGGATGCTTCGGCTGTTCCTAATGCGACATCTGGAATTGAAACTGTTGCCTCGATTACTTTTACTTCGGGAGCACAGATGGATAGCATTGTGGTTGCAGATTTATTTAGGCTCAAGATCCGTAGGGATGCAGATGGTACAAACGGAACTGACGATGTGACGACAGATATGGAATTGTTAGGAATTGAGGTTTTGGAGACATAATATGCTAAAAAAAAAAGACAACTTTCAATCTTCTTTGAACCACCATTAGGCTATATAACTTTTATCTTCTTATTGCCTTTTCTTTGGATTTATATGAAGTTTATTTATAAAGAATAGATTATGGCAAGATTATTTGATAGATCAAATGATAAATTAAGTCGAGGCT